CACCCCGACAAAGCTGGGTTAGAGAACATATACTACAGATATTGGAAAGAAAAGGAGTAAAAATGTTTAAAGAAAAAATCATATTCTCAATTGACAACGGACATGATCTTCACACTATGGCCAAGTTCTTGCGTCACATTGACACCGTTAAAGCAATGGGTAAACTAGAAGGAAGGTTTATACAGTGTATTAGCTATTACAAAGGCAAACTTGAAAACTCTTTCATTATAGATGAAAAAGACTACGTCCGTTTTGTAGCTAAAATGGGGTTCACAGTAAAACAAGAAAGTGTACTACAGGTTCCCGGAGATACGCGGCAACCTTGTGTGTTGATATACCAAAAGCTACCACCAAATGTTTTAAGTCCTATGCGAAAGATAAAACCCGAAGTTGCAAGCAAAAGTAAAGCTTGGACTTATGTGGTTGAGGAAAACACTTACTGGACTGCAGATTAGAAATAGGAAACTCTATGCAAGTTAAACAATACTTTAGATCTATTGCAATTGCAATATCAATTCTAATAAACGCTATATTCGGAGGTGTTGTAGGTCAAACTTTCTCTGCTAGGCAGTATCAAAGGGAAATTAAAAACAAAATCAACCTATGTAAAATCATAGATAAAATCTTAGGAAAGGATCACTGCCAAGACTCTTGGTTGAAGTGGGTTCTTAGAAAGAGCTATTAAAATGTTTACAATCGAAATGGATACTGAAAACGGCCACGGCACTACAATCACAGTACTAGATGAAACAGGTCAGCAAGACGACTTGGAAGTTATTTTATTTGATGATATTGTATTTTTCCGACAAGTTGACGACTTTGAAGGGGTAAACTTAATTTGTCTAACTAACAATCAACTTAAAGATATGTTGTGCGCTATAGATCTTCCTTCTGGTACTTATCGAGCAAAAGCTAAATAATTTTATAAATAAAACAAGGATAGTATTACTATGACAAATGAGATGTGGGAAAAGTCTCAGGCTCAATTTAAGAAATTTGAAGCAAGCAGGGTTGAAAATAACATGTCTATCAAAACCAAAGTATATGAAACACAAGCCGCCGCTTTCGAAGTAAAAGATACCTGCATAGACACTTTGTTTATGGGATTAAGTTCTGAAGTCGGAGAACTTCTTAGTGAAAGACTAGAAGAAAAACGTACAGATCGTGACGATATTAATCGTACTGAAGAAAGCCTAACTGAACTATCAGATATCCTGTGGTATGTTGCTCGAATTTCTGATCGTCTTGGTTCTAACCTAGAAGAACTTATGCGCCGGAATTTAATCAAGTTAGAAGACCGAGCTTTGAACGGTAAAAAGAGCTATAAAAATAAGGACTAAAAATACCCGCAAATAATGATCAAAGGTTGACTTAATTATAATTTAAGGAAGTATAAATGAACCTAGCAATTATCGATGGTGATGTTCTTCTGTATATGAGTATATGGAAAGTAGAGACATTACCTAAAGCTAAAAAGAAATTTAAAGAACACTTTAATACAGTGTTGAATAGCCTGTTTATTGAAGACTATGTAATGGCCATGGGAGGACCGGATAACTTTAGAGTAGATCTTTATGAAGGTTATAAACGTTCAAAGAGTCGTTTAAATTCTAGTTCAACTAAACCAGAGTGGTTTAACGACCTGAAGTTGTGGACTACAAAGTATTACGATGGTTGTATTATGACTGATAACTGTGAAGCTGATGACATGTTACGAGTATGGGCATTAGAAGCAAAAGAAGCAGGTATTAATTCTGTTGTAGTTTCAATCGACAAAGACTTGCATTGTATTCCTGGAACCCATTTTAACCCTAAAACAAAAGCTATTGAACAAATTAGTGAGGAGTGGGCTAACTACTTTTATTGGAAACAACTTCTTATGGGTGACAGTGTTGACAATATCCCGGGAATTAAGGGTATTGGTCCTAAAAAAGCTGAAAAAGTTTTAGAAGGGTCTGTCGGTAATGATGAACACAAGAAACGTATCTCTATTGAGTACTCCAAAGTTTATGGTGAAGCAGGTTTTGATCACATGTTGTTAAATGGAAAACTCTTGCACATCTGGAGAAAATTAGATGACCACTTCACCCTCGACAAAGAAGTATACGACAAAACTATTGAAGAACGAAATCGGACATTGGAAGTCAAAAGTTAGCTTCAACCCTAGCGACCACTTTGGTTTCTTGTATTGCATTCAAAACAAGATTACAAGACAGATCTACTGGGGTAAAAAACAATTCTGGCGAGGAGGTCTCAAAAAGTCTTCCACTTACGGTAAAGAAATGCCTTGGCGAGTTTATGTTGGATCCTCTGAACACCTAAAATTAGACCTCAAAAACCAAAAGAAATCTGATTTTGTATTTGAAATTGTCGATGTTTATAATACAAAAGGGGGTTTATATTACGCTGAGGCTTACTGTCAGATGGTTTCAGAATCTATGACCGAAAAGTTAGAAGATAATAAAACACCTCGCTTTTATAATAGACAGATTGCAGCTATCAGGTTTGTACCTAAAGAATCAATTAGTGTTCGTACAAGATCTTATTTAAAAACTATAAAAGGAAAATACTAATGTTGAAAGACGTAGCTATTGCACTATATTTAGTAAAAGTAATAATCTTGTTTACAGGATTTCTTGCAGCTTTTAATATTTTTGATTTTAATATCATGGGTTGCTTATTTGCTTATTTAGCGTGTCATAATTTCTCAGAACTTTTCATGGCTTCACACCTAAATAACGTTATAGATAGTAACAAGAATGGGTAGAATTGTTACCAAAAATCAACCTTGCGAAGATTGCGGCGGTTCAGACCCTTTGCAAATATATGAAGACGGTTCAACTTTTTGTTTTTCTTGCAGAAAGTCACACGGTAATAAAGAGGGTAATAATAAAAGTATGAGCAACAATGACAACGAAGACTTTGATGCAGTAGATAATGATTGGGGTCCAACTGTTAAAGAAGTGTCTGAAGGCTACCCAACACGAGGTTTCCGAGAAAGGAACATTAACAAAAATGTGGCAGAATACTATGGTGTTAAAGTATCTTATGATCTTGATGGTTCTATTGATACTCACTACTACCCCTACCATAAAGGAGAAGCCCTCACTGGATATAAAGTACGTGAGCTACCAAAGACCTTCAAAGCGAATGTAGGTAAAGTTAAAGGCGGTTTGTTCGGCCAACATCTGTTTAGTGGAGGTAAACGACTAGTAATCACTGAAGGTGAACTCGACACTCTAGCGGTTGCTTGCGCTTTGTATAAACGCTGGGGTACATTTTACCCTGTTGTGTCGATTAGATCCTCAACTACTTTGAAAGACTTAGTTGAAGAACGAGAGTGGATCCGTAACTTTGAAGAAGTAATTATCTGGTTTGATAACGATGACTCCGGTAAGACCGCTACTAAAGAAGCCGCTAAGATTATCGGTTATGATAAAATCAAAATCGCTAAAACACCAGAAAAAGACGCTAGCGATACTTGGATCAAAGACCCTGATAAGGTTCTAAAAGCAATTTACGATGCTGTAGAATACACACCTGCTGGTATTCTTAACAAAGATGAGTTGTGGAACCAGCTAGTATCTTATAACGAGCTAGAGTCTGTACCTTACCCTCCTTTCATGGGGGGCTTGAACGAAAAGTTAAAGGGTATGCGCTTTGGCGAAATCACTCTTTGGACTTCTGGGACAGGTTCCGGTAAGTCTACGCTACTACGAGAAATTGCCTTTCATCTTCTTGATATAACAAAAGATAAAATTGGTATTATTTCTCTAGAAGAAAGCCCTGCAGAAACAGCCAGAAAAATGTCTGGAATGGCTCTGAACCGTAACACAGCAGCAGAGGAGATTCCTGTTGAAGAACTCAAAGAAGGATATGACCGAGTATTTGGAAGTGACCGAGTCCTTGTGCTTGATCATCAAGGAAGTATTTCTGACGGTTCTATTATGGATTTTCTTGAGTACATGTGCCTCAGTGGTGCTAAATATCTTTTTGTAGATCACATTACTATTCTTGCATCAGAAGGCGCTGAAGGTCTTACTGGCAACGAAGCTATTGATTTAATTATGAATCAGCTTCTACGTATGGCTAAAAAGCATAACGTGTGGATTGGTCTAATTAGCCACCTTCGTAAGACAGACAATAAAGGTAAATCCTTTGAAGAGGGTAAGCTTCCTTCTATGGACGACATTCGCGGCTCCGGCTCAATTAAACAAATTAGCAATGATATTATTGCTTTTGCAAGAGACGTGGGTAATGCTAATGAATCTAAAAGAAACACGATTAACACAAAAGTCCTCAAATGTCGTTATACTGGTCTTACAGGCCCATCAGGAGCATTGCTTTATAACTTTTCTACTGGAAGACTCGATAAGGGAACTGAATACCCCGACGACGGAGATCAAGAA